GGATCAAGGGGAGTGGAGTACTGTACGGATCCAAGCTTGACGAGGACCCCTTCCCCCGTCTGTGGGGATGGGGATAGGCGATACCGGAATCGCAGGATCACCGGCGCTGTTGCGGTCTGCTCCGGGTGTCTTGATGATGCTGGGAACACTTCCGGCCTGCACCCCTTCGCCCGGAGCCACGACACGAGTGTGTTCAGCTCGGGGGCAGTCGGGTAGCACCTCCATACGACTAGCCCCTCGTAGCCGGCGAGGCCAAGAGGCTCTAGGGATTCCGGTCCGTGCCTCCGGTCGCCGGATTGGAGATCTAGTACGACGGTATGGAACTTCTGCTCCGCGAGGGCCTGTTGCCCCGCAGGTCCGTACCAGTCTCCATCGGAGTTCCACATCGCTGCGGAGAGGACGGCTGTGTTCATGCCGCGTATGTCACCAGGGACCCAGCCGGTCCGGGCGGACCTCTCGGGGGGTATGACGGTAGCAAGGTCTAGACCAAACGATGGTTTCCCGAGCCGTGCGAGTGTCCACTGAATGCCTCCGCTGCCCGTCCCTACCACGAGTGCCGGACCTCGGCAATCCTGCAGGATTGGGGCCCAGAGGTCTGGAGCGGTGCTTCGGAGGCCCGAGAGCCTGGACATCCTGTCTACCGTGGAGAGGCTCAGTGCGGTGGCGTCATCGAATGTAGGAGCGCGGATCATTGACTGCCCGGTCGACTCTATGAGGGCCGCCTGTGGCTCCGGAATCGGCTGGACAAATGGCACATCAGGGGCCGTTTTTGTTACCGCGCGCGGTTTGTAACGCCTCATTCGACGCCAGGCCTGCGCCATGTCGAACGGCACAATCTTTGGCGGATCAGCCGTCCTAAGGGCCTCCAGCTCTTCACCGACGAAAAGCTGGTGGAGGAATGCGTAGAAGTCTCTCACGCCGCTAGCTGACACAATACCCACGCCTGCTGGACCGATGTCTCCTACACGCTTCCACGTGATCCGGATGGCCCGCTTCAGGACCCCTAGAGCATGGGTCTTCGATTCTAGGAACGCCACCCATGCTGTGACACCCATCTGTAGGCGCGCCAGGAGGTGTGGAGGGGCGCCGTGGACAGTGTGCGGGAATTGGGTCTTCGACCATAGCGCGAGCACCTCGGACGCATCCCGGACACGGCGACGGACCTCTCCAGATATCAACCGGCGGAGTCTGTCGACGCCAGCCTTGTACCCCGCCGTGCCAGGGTTCTCGTGGCCTATCTCGTAGGCCTCTAGGCACTCCCCCGTCATATCGGGGTGAGTGAGGACCGGGTAAGCGGATGCGGCTACACTCGCGGAGAGATTATCGCATAGTACCTGATCGTCATGGCGCCACCCTGACTCTTCGGTAAACCATGTCATGTGCCAGATGAACAGTAGCACGCACGATCGAACCAGGGACTCGAGTATGGCATCGGCCCCGCACGCGATCGATCCCGCAACGTCCACCTGAGTCAGTAACCGAGCATCTCCCAGTTCCGCAGCGGCCCTCGCGTTGCGCGAGCATGTCCCGTTCAGGACGAATATCCCGGTCAGCATGCCCACCCGCGAGATGGGCTGATCAATGGGGACACCCACACGTGCTGCGGTACGCAGGATCTTGACTTGCGGCACGTGGCAAAGGGCGTTATGCCGGAGCGGGGGCAGGGGAGGGGGATCCGTTTCGGAGCACCTGGATGGGTCCGGAAGCTCCGGGTAATGGCGGGCGTCCAGCCCAACCCGATAGATGCGCTGGCGTGTCCCGGCTCTCGCAGCACCCACCGCGGCAGAGACAACGTACGACATGAAAGATTGCACAGGTATCGGGTAATCATGTGTGGATCCTGACAGACCTGGTACGTTGTCCGTGTCCACGGCTATCCAACCCCTGGGGCCGGGGTTTCCCACGGGGGATATGGCCCGCGACCCCTGCATGGACTCGTACCGATGCCCGGGCGTGCCAGAGGATGTGTGGGGGAAAAGCTCGAGCACTTCCTCTAGTGATAAGTCGGTACGGGATCCGATGATCGCTTTATACACCTTCTGCACGGAAGGGGTTATCGATCCAGCCGTCATGCTGAGCACCATTTTTGCGAGGTCGATTGTCCCTGGAGTGGTCTCGATCTGGTACTTCTCGACAGTCCGCCTCTCCAGCGTCTTCGATCCCAGATACGGAGGGCATGGTCCCGTCTGAGTCAAGTCGTACTCCGATCTCAGCGATGCCAACACCCCAGGTCCCCTGTCAGGGAGGATTGAGTAGTCGAGAGGCTGTGCGACTGACGCCCCCACTATGCCCCCGGGACCCAGGCCCCAATGAAGACGGAGACGCTCGGCTATGCTGTAGCTCCGGCCACTCCAGGCACAGGGGGGGAAGGTATCCGCGGTGAGGCAGTGCAAGTTGGCGCTCCGGATACGTCTAACCGAGGCTATGACAGCTCCGCTGATGGTCTCTACGGGCGCGAGCTTCAGCAGGGTTCCCGCCGCCGAGAACTTCTTTGCAACCTTCTCAGCACGCCCCAGCACGCTGGCGGATATCATGTCTTCAACCATCGAAGGGATGAACGGGGTGATGTCACCGACGGCGGCTAGCAGCTCATCACGCGCTCCCGCCGATATGTTGGCCAGTTCCCCCACGTTCCGGTTGCGTACCCCACACAGGTACTGGAGGGTGAAGTCCTGCATTACTGAAGCGCCAGACCGGGCAGTCAGAAGGGGTAATCCATAGGGGTTCAGGACAAGCTGCTGGCGACTCGGTCGCCGAACGTAGGGTTCGGAAGAGTCTAGGTACGCCATGTAGGCCGCCACCCCCGTTAGATTGGAGTATTGACGAATGCTTGCTATCGCGTGCGAGAGAGGGTCCGGGTCACCACGGTAGAGGTAGGCACCAAGGGGCACGATCGGGAGACCGCCCAGCACTGCCGGGACAATCCAGGCCGTGTGGCGGGAGGCGATCTGGCCGGATTCCACGTTTTCAGCGTACGTGTAAGGACCGTACCCCTTCCACACGCATCTCGCGTAGAGGTAGAAGAGGAAGCACCCCATGTAGTTTACCAGGAGGGGCTGTGGGGCGTTGAGGGAGGCCGTGTACGCACTGGACGCTATCCCACCCAGGTCATCTTCGAGCGATTCCAAGGAGTCCGATGACCCGTGAGTGACCCGGGACGCGGCCTTCACGCTCTGCGGAATCTGGCGCCCGTTGACGAAGAAGTTCTTGCTATAGGTCAGTACGGACATCGACCCCAAGAACTCCTCTGGCTTGCAGATATGATTGCACTCCTTGGACCCCAATTCGATGTCCTCCTCTATCTGGGCTGCCAGGTATCCCCGGTCGGCAGGTGGTACTCCCGACATGTCAATAACGAGTGTCTGGTTGTCCCCCTGCCCCATGAGTGTGAAGGGTAGCTTGTGCCGATAGAGACAACGGTAGATCATGACCTCGGTGATAAGCGTCCAGAACCTCTGCTCGATGCCTTCTTTGCCGGATTCGTCATTATGCCAGAGCATATCACAGTCGGGAATTGGATTCCGTGGGTAATCCAGCTGCTCCAGCGCAGGGTTCATGGCGTCCCTGTGGCTTACACTGAATTCCGCCCCGGCGAAGAACCGATGCGATCCCCCGAACAAGTTCTGCACACCCGCCATTTTGTCCATGAGGTACCCGAATGGTTGCGTGAGGAACCGCCGGAACTTCAGGTTCCAGGAAGAGAGATCCAGCTCAAGTTTGTACTTTCCGGGACCGTGGGTGCTCTTGTGCAGTGCTTCGGATACCTCCTGGCCACTCATAGCCATGCTGGTGTAGGGGACAACGGGGAAGAATAGCTCTTTGACATTCTCCTGAATGATCGATAGCGCCCGTCGGATCATGTCGGGGAGGACGACGAACATCCTGGCCATCTGCTTGTGTTCGAGCTCCTTCGGGACCAGTCGACACCTCCGCCACTCGTCCGGCCATACCTCGGCGGCGAATTGGTCCACATCGAAGCGGGTGTCCACGCGATCCGTGTTCAGGATCTTGGCGACCAGTCGCTTTATGGTCACTTCGCTGAGACTCCCACAGTAGAACTC